GGGTCAGCATATTATGGAGAAGCAATTGAAAATATGCCAGTACTAGAAGCATTTCCTAATGAACTTCAAACTATGAAGTATAAATTAGTTACTTTACCTAGATCAACAGCAGTAATGCCTACTTTAACTGTTGGGACAAATGTAATTCAATTAGTAACAGGTGAGTCCCAATTAATAACTCCCCAAACCCAAACTTTTGAAGGAACTAATGCAGAATCAAATGGTTATACTGCTACTATGTCAAATATTACTTATGCTAATATTATAGGAGCAGGTGCTGCATCTAATAGTACTTTAAATACACAACAAACTTTAGGAACAAACGTATCTAAAACTGTTACAGGTAATACATTTACATTAAATGCAACATCAATAAATGTATTTGGTACAGCAACTGTTTTATACGCTACATTAACTCTAGTAGGTAGAAGTACAGGAGCTAGATTACAAGTTCCAGTAGAATTAAGAAAATCAGCAGGAATGCAATAAAACATAAAAACAAAAAAACATGGCTAACGGAGCTTTTACTCAATTTCAACCAAGTGATATTATTAATAGTGTAGATTCTATAACAGGAACTGTATGGAGTGGTAATGCTCCTAGACTTACAGAAGTATACACATCATCGGTTCAAAATGCATCTAATTCAGGACAATATTATGTTCATGTATACCAAACTTCATCCACAGAAACTACAGCAGCAGTTCAATTTGACATTGCTTATGCTGATGAAGTTGGTAGTGGTAGTTTACTTTATAATGCTTTAGTTGATGGTAAATCACCTTCATCTACAATATATGGTCAATATCAAAATATAGCATTAGGTGATGATACAGAGGATTTTGTATTTGGTAATGCTTCATCATCATATTTTTATGCTTTATCAGTTGAAAGAGCTAGATATAAAGAATCGTTAGCTTTAGGTACAATGGCATTAATATTAAATGATGGTACTGCAGCTGGTAATAATAATTTACATTTAACTGATAATAGTAATATAAGTACAGGTAATGTTTTTGGAAATGCTGGAAGGGTTTATCAAGTAGTATCAGGATCTGAAGGAAATGTATATACTGGTACTAATGCTAACGGTTGGACTGCAACTAAAGGATCATATGGTTTATATCTACCTGATGTAGGTTTGATTTTATTAAATGGTGAAGCTTTAGATTTATCTATAGTTAATGGTGGGATTGCATTAGCTACAGGAAGAAACTCAAATACTAATGATGCTAATATGAGTAAATTATTTAGTAGATTATCTTCAAGTATAATGGTTAATGATGATTCTTTTAGATTAAATTCTCAAGAAACATTAGCATCTGATTTTTACTTTGTAAGAGCTCAAAATGCAGACTTTAATTATTCTTCAAACCCATCATTTGTTTCAGGTTCAACAGGTCAATTATTATGGCCTTCAATGCAAAATAATCCTCAAACATTTATTACAACAGTTGGTTTATATAATGATTCAAATGAATTATGTGCTACAGCAAAATTAAGTAGACCATTAGTTAAAGATTTTACAAAAGAATTACTTGTTAGAGTTAAATTAGATTACTAAAATGTATGTCGGCTTACAAACAATTTACTACAAAGGACATTGTAATAACTCCTTTTTCTGCTAATAAAGGATTTAGTTTTACTGGAAATGCCATGACGGCATCTAATGTAGGAATTGAAGTTTATTTTGGCACTCAACCCCCAGCTAATAAATTAATATTTGAAACTTCCCAACAATCTGTATGGTATGGTAATTTTGGATCTACAGTTTCAGGATCTCAAAATTTTACAGGATTTGTAAATAAATTGAATACTAATTCTGTTTATTCAAGTGTAATGCAACTTTATTACTCTAATTATTTTGGAAGTCAATCTGGTAGTTTAGTTGCTACTTCAAGTTTATTATATGGTTTAGAAGGCCCTCAAAATAATACATTTGCTGAAAATAATAACATTGATATCGGTCTTAGTGGATCAAATAATATACCTATTGGAGCTGTAAAAAGTCCTCAATATAATAATTATTTATCAAGTACTATTATTCAAACTAGAACAGCATTATTAGGAGAAGATGTTCTTATAGCTAATCAACCTAATAATAATTTTATATCATTAATCTCAATTCCTTCAAAATTATGGGGCAATAATATTGAACCCCAAAGTACAAGTATAAAATATATTTCAAGTGGACTTACATACACAGCCCATGATGATGGAAATGGAAATTTATTTGTTTCAGAACCCACAACCCCAATTATTAATCAGTATTGTGGTAATGTAATTTATGAACATGGAAATATAATTATAACCCCTGTAAGTGCATCTGCTGGTAATCCATATTCCACCCCAACATCACAGTTTACTGGGCTTGGTGTCTTTGTACTAAAAGGACAAGATGGTTATAATGGGGTAAATTTATTACAAAATCTTACTGTAGGATTTTCATCGTCAGTTACATTATATGAACATCAGTATAAATGTGTTGTAAGAGAAAATGAATTTGGTTACTCTTTAAACCCATCATTACTATCAGGAAGCCAATCTGAAGCACCTTTATTAGGTACAAATTATGTTTATAAAGATTTTGCAACAGGATCTTATTTTAGTCCTTACATTACAACAGTAGGATTATATGATAATGATCAAAATTTATTAGCTGTTGGAAAACTATCAGTACCAACAAAAGTACCGATGAATGCTGACTTAGAAATTCAAGTAGCATTTGATACAAATTAATTATATTAATAATCCTAAATGATAAACATGCCAACAACCGCTACCTGGATATACCAGGGAAGGGTTATAACATCAATAAAAGATATGCCTGAGGGAACTTATGGATTTATCTATGAAGTTAGGTATAAACCTACTGATATAAGATACATAGGTAAAAAAGTTCTTTATTTTGAAAGAAATAAAAAATTAGGTAAAAAAGCATTACAAGCTTTAAAAGAAGAAAGATCTAAACAAGGTCTTAAAGGTCGTACTCCCTTAAAACAAAAAATAATAACTGAATCTGATTGGAAATATTATTTTGGATCTCAAAAAGAAATATTAGATTTATCTAAAAAAGATAACGATGGAAAAAATTGGGAAAAACGTATATTAGAATTTGTACCCAATAAAAAATTGCTTACTTATTATGAAACAAAACATTTATTTTTAAATGAAGTATTAGAAAATAAATATAGTGCTCATATTAATGATAATATTTTAGGTAAGTTTTTTTCACGTGACTTTGGAGACACAAAATAATAGTCGTATATTCCCCATATGATAAATGAACTACTAGTAAGCTTAGTAAGTAGAGTATTAGGCGAAGGAAAAATGACTGCTCGTGGTAATAGAGCATTTCATTGTCCTTTATGTAATCATCATAAACCTAAATTAGAAATTAATTTTACTGATAATAAAAAAGGTCACCATCCTTGGCATTGTTGGGTTTGCAATGAAAAAGGAAAATTTTTAAATACATTATTTAAAAAAGTAAAGGCATCACCTGAAGTATTTACAGAATTAAAATCATTAGTAAAGACTGGTTATCAAGTTAAAGATGTAGAAGTAATTAAATATGACTTAAAACTACCAGAAGAATTTATTCCTATAACTACTAATGATAAAAATATAATAGGAAGACAAGCGTGGTCTTATTTAAAAAATAGAGGTATAACTATTGAAGACATTGAAAAGTACAATATAGGATATTGTGAATATGGTAGATATGCTAAAATGATTATTATTCCATCTTATGATAAAAATGGTCAATTAAATTATTATACTGGAAGATCATTTGAAAAAGATCCATATATAAAATACAAAAATCCAGAGGCATCAAGAAATATAATACCAAATGAACATTTAATTAATTGGAATTTACCTTTAGTTATATGTGAAGGTATGTTTGATTCTATAGCTATTAAACGTAATGCTATACCTTTATTAGGTAAAAATATACAATCTGAATTAATGAAAAAAATAGTAACATCTACTATTGAAAAAATATACATAGCATTAGATACAGATGCTATGAAACAAGCAGTCAAATTCGCAGAAGAATTTATAAATGAAGGAAAAGAAGTTTATTTAATTGATCTTAAAGAAAAAGATCCTAGTGAAATGGGGTTTCATGATTTTACAAAATTAATTCAAAATACATTCCCCTTAACCTCCTACCAATTAATGGAAAGGAAATTACAATCAATATGAAAAAGAGAAATATAAAAAAATCTTATAATAGGATTTTAGAAATTAGTGAAGATGCAAAACAAATAACTTTACCTGATGCTAGATATTATAGAAGAAATGGTAAATATTATCCATCTGTAACTTACGTATTAAGTTATTACCCAAAAGGAAAACACTTCCAAGATTGGCTTAAAAAAGTAGGATACTCAGCTGATTGGATTGTTAAAAAAGCAGGAGAAGAAGGTACACAGGTACATGAAATGATTGAAGATTATTTAAATGGAGAAGAATTAAATTTTCTTCAAAATGGTACCCCAATGTATAATCCTGATATTTGGCAAATGTTTTTAAAATTTGTTGACTTTTGGGAAGAATACAAACCAACATTAATTGAAACCGAAGTACATTTATTTTCAGATGAATTAAAAGTAGCAGGTACCTGTGATATGGTTTGTGAAATTGATGGTAAATTATGGATTATAGATTTTAAAACCTCTAATCATCTTCAAACTACTTATGATTTACAAACTGCTGTTTATGGTAAAATGTATGAGGAATGTTATGGTAAAACAGCAGACCATTATGGGGTATTATGGTTAAAATCATCTAAAAGAAAAAAATCCCAAGATAAAATGCAGGGCAAAGGGTGGGAAATGTATGAATCAAAACGTACACAAGAAGAAAATATTGATATTTTTAATACTGTTAAAAAATTATTTGATTTAGAAAACCCAAAACATTCCCCAACATTTACAGAATTTAAAACTACAGTGAAGAGAAACTTATAATATTTATAATAAAAATATATGATAAGTTTAGTTGAAATTTTAAATGAAGCTGTTGGTAAACCTAAAGCTATTATATTAGCAGGTGCGCCTGGAGCAGGTAAAGGATTTATCTTAAGAGGATTAGATCTTTCAGGATTAACTACATATAATTTAGATTTAGATTTTGTTCCTTTATTAAAAAAAGCAGGTGTAAGTTTAGATTTAAAAAATGCTACACCTGAAGAAAGAAGCCAGGCAGCTAAATTAATGAGACAAGCTGCATCTAAATTAAAAGATGAAGATTTACCTAAAGCAATAGCTAGTAGAGAATCATTTATATTAGATGGAACAGCAGCATCATTAAAAGCTACTCTTAAATTAAAGGATGAATTAGAAAAGGCAGGGTATGAAGTATTTATGCTTTATGTTTATACAGATTTAGAACGTTCATTAAAACAAAACCAAGATAGATTTGATAAATCTGGGGGTGAAGATAGAAGTTTAGCTCCTGCTATTGTGATGCGTACGTGGAATGATGTTACTAAAAATTACGATGAATATAAAAATGCTTTTGGTAATAATTTTGTATCTGTTTCAAATTTATTAAAAGATGAAAAACTAAAAGATTTAGAATCAATAGTAAAAAAATATTTAGATCCTTTTAAACCACAAGGAACAAAACCAAAAGATGCTAAAGCACAAGCTAGATCAGATAAAAGAAAAGCTGAGATAAATGCGCAAATTAAAGCTCTATTAGCTGATGATGGAGTAAAAAACATAATAGATAATTCAGTATCAGCTGAAGAAGCACAATCAAAAATAAAACAATTTTTAGGTAAATGAACCATTTAACAAGATCTTTATTAGAAGGATTATTAGAAGAAGATAAAAAAGTAGTTGCTCTTTATGGTGGAGGTTTTAAACCACCAATTGGAGGACATTTTGAAGTAGTAGATGAAGCTTTAAAACAATATCCTGAAATTGATGAATTAATTATATTAGTAGGAGGTGGAGAAAGAAATGGTATTTCACAAGCTGAAGCTATTTTAATATGGGAAATTTATCAAGATTATTTACCACCAAAAGTTAAAATTCAACCATCAAAAATGCCAATTGGTGATATTTATAGTTTTGCTAAAAATAATCCTCAAGATATTATTTATTGGATAATTGGTAGAAGAGAAGGTGCTGATGATGATAATAAAGATATAATTGATAGAGCAAAAGCACTAAAAAAGAATCCTGAAAAATATAATAATTTAGATTTAAAAGTTATTACTACCCAAGATGAAAGTATGAGAGGTAGAAATTCTAGGGAAGCAGCTAAAAAAGGTAAATTATATTTTACCCCATTCTTACCTAAAAAATTATCAAAAGAAGATAAAAGTAAAGTATTTGACATAGTTTCTCCTGTATTAAAAGAAAACGCTACATATTCCCAGAATATAGATTATAAACAGATGATTCAAGATCTAACTGATTATATGATAAAAAAAGGTAGAAATATAGAACCATTACCTAAAGTAGAATTTGTAGATGGTGATTCAGAAAATGCAAAAGATTTTTTTGGTAAAACAGCATATTATGATCCTAATACTCAAACTATAGTTTTATATACCGAAGGTAGACATCCTAAGGATATAGTTAGATCATTTTCTCATGAAATGGTTCATCATACCCAATTTTTAGAAGATAGATTAGGTGATGTTCAAACAACTAATACTACTGAAGATGATAATTTAGATAAGATTGAACAAGAAGCTAATTTAGTAGGTACAATGACATTTAGAAATTGGACTGATAATATAAAAGAAAAGAAAAATAAAGATCCATTTGGTTTAAATGCTTATGCTCTTGAATTAGCTCGAGGATTAGAAGAAGGAGATACTTATGAAAAAATGGCTGCTAAAGGGAAAAAAGCAGGTAGTTTAAAACAAGGTACTGTTAGAAAAAGATTAGGTATTTCTAAAGATAAAAAAATTCCATTATCCTTAATTAATAAAGAAATTGCTCGTTTAAAGAAAATGGATAAAGATCCTGATAAAAAGGGTGCTCAATTAGGTGATAAAAATCAAAAATATTATAAAGCATTACAATTAGCTAAAACATTAAAAACAACAACTAATATTAATGAATCTGATCCTAAAAAAGGCACGGGTAAAAAACCTAAAGGATCAGGACGTAGATTATATACTGATGAAGATCCTTCTGATACAGTAGGTATTAAATTTTCAACTAGGCAAGATATAGTTGATACTTTAAATAAAACATCATTTAAAAATAAATCACATGCTAGACAATCTCAGATTATTAATTTAATACATCAGAGAGTAAGGGCAGCATTAGGTAGAACTAAAGATCCTAAGAAAAAAAAGAAATTACAAACTGCTTTTAGCTATATTAAAAAACGTAAAGAAGCATCTAAAGAAAAAACTAAAAGGTTGCAAGTACAAAAGAAAAAAATAAAAGAAAATATTAATGGAAATTATACTATTTATTCTGATATGGATGGGGTATTAGTTGATTTTGATAAAAGATTTAAAAGATTTTCAGATGGAATACCTCCAACAGAATATGAACAAAAGTTCGGTAAAGATAAATTTTGGGAATTAGTTGATGGTGTAGGAGTTAGATTTTGGGTTGGAATGGATTGGATGTCTGATGGTAAACAATTGTGGAATTATATTAAAGAATATAATCCTACATTACTATCATCACCTTCAAGATCTAATTATTCTAGAATGGGTAAAAGAATATGGAGAAAAAGAAATTTACCTTCAACTAAATTAATATTAGCACAAGCTGCAAATAAGCAGAATTATGCAGATCCAGATAGTATATTAATTGATGATAGAGAATCAAATGTAGATCAATGGATTAAAGCTGGAGGAATTGGTATATTACATACTGATACAGTTTCAACAATAAATAAGTTAAAAGAATTAGGTTTATGAGTCAAGATAATGTTTTAAGAAAAGAGTTTTCTAAAAAAGATGTACAACGTGTTAGAAACTTAGTACAAGGAAAAACTAGTGATAGAACTACTGAAGGAATAGGTTATTCAAAAAAAGATACATTTTATAAAGAAGGTGATATTTGGGAAGAAAATGGTCGTAAATGGACTATTAGAGATGGTATTAAACAAAATATTACAAAATATGATGAAATAAAAAAAGCAATTAAAATGCCTTTATTTTGTCCTAATTGTAGTAAACAAATGAAACATAAATTTGATCCTAGTTATTATAAAATTCATAAAAAATGTTATGACTGTTTTTTAAAATTTGCTACAGACTTAAAAAGAATGGGAGCTTGGGAAGTATATGAAAAAAATATTCACAATTCAGATTTAGATGTTTTTATTAAAGATTTTAAAGATTTTGTTGAAGATCAATTAACGGTATCTAATGAATCTTATATAACAGAGCAAGGGGATGTTGAAAAGTGGGTTGGTGGTTATGATAAAGAAAGAGTATTAGAAAGTTTAGAAAAAACAGTAGAATACTTAGAAAACTTAAAAAAATAAAACTCGCACATTTTATATAGTCTTTATATATTTATAATAAAATTAACATTAGAATAACATGGCTAAGGACTTTTCATTAACTAAATATTTTAGAGAGCAATATATTAATGAATTTAAAAGTAATGCTCAAAAAGAAACTAGCGCTATGCGTAGTTCTACTTTCACAGCATATGATGAAGATGGTGAACAACCTTACTTAAATGAAAAAAGTATTGAAGATTATAGAAGAGTATCTGCACCTAGAGCTAAAAAAGACAAAAATAATCCTAATTTTTTAAATGTATTTATAGATTATGATATCGGTCCTGGAGGTGCTACTATGGCATTTGGTAAAGAAACAATGACAGGTCAAATTAGAAGATTAAGTTCAGAAAGAGCTCGGCTAATAATGAATAATATAGCTGTTATGCTTCAAAATAAATATGATATAGAAGATATTGAAGTTACAGATTTAGAGAATGGTAAAGTAAGATTATTTGCAGTGTCAGATGATTTTATAGACATGAAAGGTGATGAATTTGGGGATTTTGGCCTACCAGGTAATTTACAAGAAATAGATATGAATGATCCTGTTTTAGTAAAAATGAGAGCAGCTAAATCAGCAAATAAAAAAGCTGACAAAGAAATAGATAATATCAAAAGAATGAACCCAAAAGCAGATAGAAAATCTCTTGATATGATTAAGCAAATAGGTATGTTGCAAAAAGAAAGAGAACAATTAATGCGAGATATGGAGCAAGAAGCTGAACCAGAAGGTGGACCTATTGCTGATATGTATGGTGCTAAATTAAATCGTATTGATAGCAAAATTGCTAAATTAACAGGTAGAAAAGAAATGACTTACAATCAGGCAATAGCAATGGATGAAGGTTCTTGTGGTTATACACCAGATGGAGAACCAAGATCTAAACCAGCAGGTCCAAATTTAATGGAACTAAAAGAAAAAATATTTAACTCATTAAAAAAATAATAATAATAATAAATTTTTATATATTTATAACAAAATAAACACTAAAATGGCAAACGAATTTAACTACAGAAATTACTTAAAAAACAACCCACTTTTAGCTGAAGCCAAAAAAGATGAGGAAGTTAAAGAAGAGTATAAAAAAGACATGGACGAAGGATATAAAAAGGACATGGATGAAGAAATGAAAGCAGATAAAAAATCATCTAAGATGAAACTATCAGAATTTAAAGCTCAAATTAAAGAAAGAATTTTAGCTGAAATGTCGGATGATTTAGATGAAGCTGATGCTGTTTCATTTAGAAGACAAAATTCTCCTTCATATACTATGGATGCTGATGGCGGTCCTGTTAACCCACAACCTCATAAAGTAGGTAAATCTACTGTTGAAGAAATGGAAGACATGGATGAAGAAATAGATAAAATGGATGAGCAAGAAGATGTAGAAGTTGAAGATAATGAAGATATTAATATTGATGTTGAAAAAGATATCGATATTGATGACGAATCTTCAGAATCAGATATTGAAGTTAAATCTACAGTACCTGGAGAATCATCTGATGTATCAGCTATATTAGGTCTTTTAACTAAAGCTCAAGAAAGAGCAGAAAAAATGGGTGATGAAAAACTATTAGATCAAATAGGAAATACTATCACATATTATACTAGAGCACACGTAGTAAAAGCAAATTAATAATAATAAAATAAAAGTAATGACACAAGAAATTTTTGATAAAATTGAAGTGCTTTATGAAACATTCAAAGCAGAACATGCTGGAACTTCTAAAGCAGCTCATGGCCGTGCAAGAAAAGCACTAGGTAATATAAAAAAGCTAATTTCAGAATATAGAAAAGCATCTGTAGCTGAAGATAAAAAATAATTTTAATGCTCAACGAAAAAAAGCTTACTAAAGCAGAACTCGATAAAAGAGAAGATATCATAATGAAAATGAAAAAAAACAAGCGTGCGCTTGTTGACAAATATGGTAAAGATGCTGAAGCTGTAATGTATGGGCGTGCAACTAATATGGCTAAAAAACAAGCAGAATCTATGAAAAATGATAGACTAAGTGAGTTAATTAAAGACGCACTCACAAATCCTGAAAAAGCAGATTTAAATAAAGATGGCAAATTATCTGACTACGAAAAAACCAGAGGAAAAGCTATTGAAAAAGCAATGATGAAAGAAACTTTGGATGATGAAGTTTTTGCAATGGCTGATAGAATGGTAGCAACAATGGGTGCTGAAGCTGTTGTTGATGCAATAGTTAGAGCAATGTCTACTGATGATGCTAAATTATATTTTAGTGCTATAATGAGAGATTATGATATCAATGAAGTAGCAGGATATGATAGAAAAGGTAATAAAGTTATGGATTCATCAGATGATACTAAAAGAAGAAAAAGAGGTATTGGAAGTGTATCTTTAAAAGACATTAAAGAGACTATTAAGCAAATGAGATCTATAAATGAAAAAGCATATCCATTTGATCAATGTCTTGATGATAATGAACCTAAATACGGTAAAAAAGGAGCTGCTAGAGTATGTGGTTCAATTAGAGCCGCATTTGGTGAAGGAATTAAAGAAGGTTTACCTAAAGGCTATTTCAAGAAAGAATTTGGAGTAGGTAAAAAAAAAAGTCTTAAAGAAGCAAGCGGTCCCGCAACAATAGAAGACACTGAAAAAGCTGCAAGAAAAGTCGTAGCAGCAATCAAGCTAGAACAACCTGAAGATGATATAAAGGTATCAAGAGGATTAGAAGAAGGTTCTTTTGATATAGATATAAATGATCGCGCTTATGAAGGAGGATCATATACAGTAGATAGTGATGGAGACATAACATTAGTATCAATTAGAAAACCAGGATTTGTTGGTAATTTAAATGATGCCCCAAGTACTATACAAACAACTATGAATGATGTTTTAAATAACTCCCCATCTAAACCAAGACCAGTATATAATCCAGAAAATAATGAATAAAGCTGATTTTAAAGAAAGAATTAGATTACTTGTAAAACAAGTATACTCAAATACAAAAGAAGCTGAAGCAGCTGCTGTTGAGTATGATGAATTAACTAAATTTCCTGAATTAAAAGCAGTTATTATAGATTTATTAACTCATGAGTTTGATTCATTTTTAGCATCAATTGATTGGGTTGCACCTCGTCCTACTACATTTAGAATTAATTTAAGAAATGATGAAAATTTCTATCTTATTTGGATGCAAAGAAGTTGGATTGCACAAGTAGAAGGTAAAAAATATTATTTACTTAACTTACCAGAAGAAGAAAATTGTGTTCAACATATAGCTAGAATTTTAAGATATGGAGCACCTGGTGATGGAGCTGAAGCTAGTGAAGGAGGAGAAGAAGATATTAATGTAGATGTCGAAGACAACGTAGATGTAGATGTTGACGATACAACAGACGTAGAAGTATAATGGATCCAATTACTAAATATTTAAATAATATAGCATATAAATTTCCTAAAGGGTATCCTGATATGAATGATCCTAAGGATAAAACTATGTTATTTGAACTTATAGAACAACAATTGAATTTATTTTCAGATGAAGAATTAGATAAACTTACTGTAAAAATAAAAGATAAAACTGGAGTTGATTTAGATAAAGTAGACAAATCAACTAAAAATCAAATATTAGATATAATAGGTGATGATGAATTAAGTAATGATGAAATAAAAAGAATTAAAAATTTAGTTAGTGGTTTTAAATATGAAGAAGATTTTTATAATTATACTCAATCAAAAGGTTTATCTGTAAAATCACAAAAGGCTATTTTTAATAAAGCATCTCAAATGGGTGAACTTCCATCTTTAATTAGTTATATTAAATCTTCAAAACCAAAATTTGAAGAAGCTGGAGAAGGAAGTATTTTAACTTTATTTAATGGGTCTGGAATATCAGAGGATTTTTTACTTTGGTTATATCAATATACCATAGGAGCAGGTGATGATATTTTAGGAGTGGGTAGGATGGAAGAATTTATTATTTTTATGTTTGATAATACTATTAATCCTCCATCAGGTGATGCTGGATTAAAAGATGGAACTGAAATTGAAGTAAAAGGAAATAATGCTAAAATTTGGGGACAAAAAGATGGTATTTTAAATAGTACTGGATTTAAAATTGGTCAAAAATCAATTGATAGAGAATTTAGTAAAATAATGGATAATCCCTATATAGGAGCATTTCAAAAAATGTCTGAACCAGATGAACAAGGTAAAAGAAAAACACTTGTAAAAGGAGATACAGCTTTAGATTCTATTTTAATAAAAAATGTACAACGAGCTATAAACCAAGGAGTAAATTTAGATGATATTCACCAAGCTATATTAAATATTTTATTTGATTTTTATAATAAAGATGTATCCCAAAATGAGGTCAAAAGATTTGTTACTAAAGATGTAATAACAAATCAAAATGAATTAAATAAAGCTATGTTTACAGCTCAATTAGTTGCTTATTCAAAAGCTGAAGGATGGGAATATTTATGGTTAGGTGTGCCAAATTTAGGTACATATAAAGTATATGTTGTTGATGATATTCCAAAAGCAGTAGAAAATGGGGAAATTATTATTAACAGTAAACTAGGATTAGGTAATGTATTTAGAGCAAAATTAAATTAATATGTGTAAATGTGGATGTAATAGCTGTGAAACCAAAAGTACTACGTTAGTACTTAAGGAAAGTAAATTTATACATACTCCTATATCGGAGGGGTTAAAATATCATATAGACAATCAAATACCGTTAAGTGAAAATATATATCGTATTGGTTCCAAAGAATATATGAAATTATACACTGAAGCTAGATCATTATATTCTCGTGGTAAATTAGATGTAAATGAAGCAGATAAATATTTTTTAACAGAAACTCATGTTGGTAGTTTTGGTATGTTTGAAGGTAAAAGAGTACCACTAGATATTCCTATGATAAATGAAGAAGAAGAATATTATGTAACTGTTAATCGTGGACCTAAAATTGGTAAATCATTAGTAAGATCAGCTGAATCTGATTATGAAGAACCAAGAATATTTTCAAAAGAAGAAGCTGAAGAATATATTAAACGAGTTAAAAACTCAGGAGCTACACCTGGACAAATAGCCTCATATTGGGTGTCTGATAGAGACATGAATAGAATAGATGAAAATGAGGATAAATTATCAAAAATCAAACAAGAACTTGAAGCATTAAGACCAGGTATTAGTTGGATAGATGATATATTTATTTCTTCATATGATGGTAGCTTACGAGTTGAATTAGATTATACATTATATCCTAACGAAATAAAACAACTTGCCCAAATTGCTGCCAAATATGGTATGGAATTAAAATACATGACAGGTAAAAATGCTTCTTTAGTAAAAAATAAATTAAATGAAAATATTGACACAGGTGATTTTTTAAATAAAAATAGAGATCAAATTGAATTAGATTTTGGTCCTAGAACATTTAGAATGTTACAAATGCAATTAATGAAAGATGATGAAGCTTTTGTTAGAGATTGGTTAATAGCAAATGGTTATATGGAAGAAGAAAAATTACCATTTGAAGAAAATCAATTAAATGAAAAAAAGGAAAAATCTAAACTTTGTAAAAGAGGTAGAGATTATATAGCTGCAAGAAAAAGAGCAGGTGAAAAATCATCAGCTTATCTATCAGGTAGAGCAGTTAAAGTTTGTAAAGGTTCAATAAAAGGAGCAGGTGGTAAAAAGAAAAAATCATATAAAAATGAAAATATAGCTCCTAACCATGATGGTAAAGCTGCACCTTATGGATCAGGATATAAAGTATTAGATATAGATAAAATAGCTGAGTCATTAAAAGATTGGTTTGAAAAAGAAAATTGGGTAAGAATTAACACATCAGGTAATATAACGGGTGCTTGTGGTACAATGAAAAAAGGTAAAGCTACTACAAGATGTCTTCCTAAGAAAAAAGCTCAAGCAATGACTAAAGCAGAGCGTAAAGCTACTGTAGCTAAAAAAGTAAGAGGTAGTAAAAAAGGTAAACAATTTGTTTCTGTAAAAGAAGCTATGGTTGATTATGATTTTTCAAAAGAAGAACTAATCAGAGTTATTAAGCAACTTAAAAGAGGGGCTAGTACTGAAGTAAGTATGATTAAAGCATTTGAAAAAGCTTTAGGTAGAAAACTTACAGATGATGAAATTAGAGGGTTTAAATTAAAAGAAGCAGAATTTAGAGGTAAAGAAGTATCTTTAAATAAACCTAAAAGAGGTGGTTCTAAAGCATACTATGTTTATGTTAGAGATCCTAAAACTAAAAAAATTAAAAAAGTATCATTTGGTTCAGGTGGATTAAGAGCTAAAATTAAAAACAAAGATGCTAGAAATGCTTTTGCAAAAAGACATAATTGCGATAAGAAAAAAGATAGAACAAAAGCAGGATATTGGTCTTGTAACTTGCCTAGATATGCTAAGCAACTAGGTTTAGGGGCTAATATGAATACATTCTGGTAAAATGTTTAGATTTAAAATTGACATATTTAATGAAATACCATGGCAAAAATTTAGACGCCTACCAGAAATTAAACTTTTACTTTTAAATGAACAAGTAAAAAAATATAATCTTTATATAAATGAACTTACGTATGAACGTAATGTTTATTTACATTGGTTAGAAGGACATAAAAAAGGACCTAAAGTTGAAACTACTCCTACCCCACCAGTAGAAGAGGGATTTTTATTACAGGAAAATTTATTTGACTTACTACAAGAAACAGGAGATAAAATTATAATAACATAATAACATAACAATGCCAAATTTACCAATTTCAGGATTACCAGCAGGGAGCGCATTAGACGGAACCGAATTATTTGCTATTGTGCAAGATGGTGTAACCAAATACACTACCTTAAACGCAATTAATACTAGCACTACCTCCAATTATGGTTTATTTAACCAAACAGGTTCATCAGCACCTATATCAGGTAGCACCCACGTTTCAGGTAATTTAATTGGAGGAGGAGTTGGAACACTATCGGTTCCCGCCAATGGCTTTACTAAAGGAGATGCATACCAAGCTACTTTTTCAGGAGTATTAAATGCTGAAAATAATAAAACACTTCAAATTACAATTAAGACTGATAGTGTAATTTTAGCAGATACTGGAGTAATATCTATGCCTGGGATTACTGGCAATAAAAGATGGAGAATGGATGTTGATTTCTCTATTAGAGAAATTGGTGGGACTGGAACTGCTGAAATAGCAACTGCAGGCACAATACAATTTAGAACAGATTCATCAGGTAATGTTATAACTGAAATTTTTAGTGATGTTAATAATACAACTTTTGATACTACAATAAGTAATACTTTAACAGTTGAAGCAGAATGGGGTAGTGGTCCAACTGATTTAAGTTCTATTTATTCTAAGTTATTTACTCTATTAAAAACTTACTAATGCATCCATACACTAATCTCGAAACTACAGACAAATACATTATCAGAGAATTTGGTCAAGATATTGATCCTATAGAACTAGTTTGGCATCAAGATAAAGAAGATAGATTAGTTGAGGTATTAGAAGGAGAAGGGTGGAAATTTCAAAGAGATAATAATGTACCTGTGGATATGAAAATAGGAGATCGTATATTTATACCCGAAGGAGAGATACATCGTATTATAAAAGGTACAACTGATTTAAAAATAAAAATAAATGGATAATTTTAATTTACATTCTTTTTATAAAAAACAATACATAGCTGAAGCATTAGCTAGTGATGTAGATAAAATTGAAATATCTTATACAGATCCAGGATTTCGTTTTTATGGTATGTATCTTTATAAAGATGGTAAAAGAATTAATAAAATTAGTTTTATTAAAGATGTAGATGAATATCTTAAAGATTTAGGTATTGATACTGAAATACCAAGAAGATATGATACTGATGTATTAGATAAAATTGTAGATGAGTTAAAAGAAAAAGGAATTGATGCAGACCACGATGCTGCTATGGACGTAAGTTAAATTAATTAAAATTAAAAATTATGTGTAATTGTCAAGAATGTAAATGTGGAACAAGTTGCAAATGCGCTTGTTGCGATTGTTAGTAAAATAAAAGTATAGTCTGATTCATAGCCAGACGATTGATTAAAATTTTTTAAGGAGCTGTGGCCCAATATTTGGAGCCACAGTTTTTTTTTCGTATATTATAACATATAAACTTAAGTAAAAAATGAGTAAAAAAGTAGTAATTGTAGGAGCAGGAGTTGCAGGTGTAAATGCAGCAACTAAATTAGTAGACAATAATTTTGATGGTGAAATCACTATTATTGATATGGGTAAAAATCCATATGATAGATTACCTGAAGAAGTAATGACAGGTTTTTTAGGAGCAGGTGGTTGGTCTGATGGTAAGTTAACATATCATACAGCAATTGGAGGTCACTTAACTAAATATACTGGTGATGAAAAAGCAATGGAATTGATGGATCAAGTAATTGAAAATTTTAAACGATTCCATCCTAAACCAGAAGAAGTACAGTGTTCTAATCCAGTTGCAGAACCAGATTTTATTAAACCATATTTTGGTTTACGATTATTTCCTGTGTGGCACGTTGGTACAGACTATTTACATGAAATTGGTAAAAATTGGTATGATTATTTAGTAGATAAAGGTGTGGAATTTATATGGGAAACTAAAGTATCAGATATAGATTTTGATAATAATAAAGTATATTATCCTAAAGTAGCAGAAATGGATAGTGCTGGATTACCAGAGGATTTAAGTTGGGTAAATAATAATGTACTAGAATATGATACACTTATTTTTGGTGTAGGTAAATCAGGAATTGATTTTGGTAAACAATTAGCTGAAAAATATGAATTACCAACTGAGTCAAAACCAGTACAAATTGGAGTACGTTTTGAAGCACCACAAAAACATTTCCAAAAATTAATTGATGTAAGTTATGATTTTAAATTATATCGTAAATTTGAAGATGAAGGTGTATCATTAAGATCATTTTGTACTAATAATAATGCTGCTTATGTAGCTGTAGAAGAAACATATGGTGATCATAGTTATAATGGTCATGCTAAAAAAGATATGTCATATAGAAATGACATGACTAATTTTGGCATATTAATGGAAGTAAGAGGTATTGATAACCCATTTACTTGGTCTCGTGAATTAGTATCTAAAGTACAAAAAGATAGTACTGGTTTATTTTATAGCCCTACAAGAAATCCATCTACAACATCAGAAGGAGACAACGTATCAGCTATTAAAATTGATGATTTAGAAATCGTTAAAGAAGCATTTCAAGGTTATTATAAATACATTGAAGATTTTATTAATGATATGAAAAAAATATTTCCAACTCTTGAAGATGATTGGGGTATTTATATACCAGAAGTAAAATATTTATCTCCTGAACCACTTGTAGATTATGATACATTAGCATTAATCGATTATAATAATGTACATTTTGTAGGAGACGCCCTATCAGCTCGTGGTATTACAGTTTCAGGAGCACAAGGTAATTATGTTGCAGAATGGATATTACAATGTATGGAAGATGAATTATCATGGGAAGATAACCCAGATGTTCAAGATTTTTTAGAACATGCCGATAAACCAGGATCTTGGTCTGAAGAAGATAATAAAATTCATACTGTAGGAGGTTTAACTAATGATAAAGAAAAATCATTTATAAAATTTCAAAATAAAATAAACAAATAAAAATGGCGAAACCAAAAGTAAATATAAACGAACATATTAAAAATAAAAAATATCGTAAAAAAGAAGAAGATGGATCTATTACTACTATGTTGTGTTTAGAATGTAATGGGATGAATAAACTTCATAGCATAGAAGAACCAGCATTGATTAATGTTGAACAAAAAAGAAAAGAATATTATCTAAATGGTATTCAATATGACTATGAGACGTGGAATGAAATTAGAAAAGGAAGAGAAGGTTTACCTTGGTATAAAAAACCTGCTCCTAAAGGTATGACTCATAGAAATTAATTCGTATATTATAATAAAAATTAGTTATGAAAATAGGATTTTGTGGTACAATGAGTGTAGGAAAAACTACACTAGTAAATGCATTAAAAGATTTACCTGAATTTAAAGATTATGTTTCTAGAACAGAACGTTCAAAATATCTTATGGAAATGGGTATACCTTTAAATACAGATTCAACTTTAAAAGGTCAATTAGTATTTGCAGCTGAAAGAGCTACTGAATTAATGCAAGAAAAAATAATTACTGATAGAACTATTATTGATGTTTTAGCCTTTGCTAAATTATCTACATCTATGACTGATGGAGAAAAATTTTATTTAGGAGCTACTATTCAACCTTTAATGAATGAATATGATATTTTATTTTATGTATCTCCTAAAGGTGTAGAAATAGAAGATAATGGTGTTAGAGAAACAGATGCTGAGTATAGGATGGCAATTGATAAAGAAATAAAATCAATTATACAAATGCATGGAAATAAAAAAGTAATTACTATTAGTGGTACAACTGAAGAACGTATAAAACAAGTTAAACAAGCAATTTTTTCGTAATATTTATAATAAAATATTTTATAATGAAAAAATCAGACTTAAAATTATCTATTAAAGAAGAAATAATTGAAATATTATCTGAGGCAACTCCCGAAGACATAGCAGCACAAAAAGAATTAAATGATGAATTAGAAAAAACTAAGGAACTTCAAGATGATATAATGGCTGAAGATGAAGAACCTACTAAATCTCAATTAAAAGGAGCTTCTAAAGACTCAATAGCTACTATAGCTAATAAGTTACAACAAACAGCTAAAGAAATGAAATCTACTGTTAATAAGTGGAAAACATCAGAAGGTGAAGAAAAACAAAAATTAAGAGATAAATTATTGAAACTAACTAATATTAAAAAAGAGTTAGAATCAATGTTATAAAACTATTGTTATGAATAAATTATGGAAATTGTTACTTGCAATTGGTGGAATCATTGGGGGTATGTTACTAGTATCTAGTAAGAAAAAATCAAATTATAAAAAAGATTTAAAAGATAATAAAGCTAAATTAAAGGAAGTAGAAGAAAAAAAATCAAAAGTAGAAAAAGCTAAAGCTAAAACTAAAGCTAACATTAAAAAAACTTCTAAAAAAGTAGCTACAACTAAATCTAAAATTAAATCTACTAAGTCAGCTAAAAAAACAACATCTGATTTTAAGAAAAAATACAGAAAAAATAAATAATGAAACAAAAAATAGCTTATATATTTGTTATTATTTTTTGGTTATTTGTTTCTAATTTATTTGCACAAGATAAGATAGTAGAAATACCAGAAGTAGAATTAGAAGGATTTTTTTTAGCTCTTGATACATTAGAATATCAAGATTCTATTAAGGATATTTTAATTAAAGATTTAGAAACACAAGTATTAAATTATAAATTATTATCTAACCAAGATAGTTTATTAATTGAGTTTCAAAAACAACAATTTATTCTACAAAAACAACAAATAGATTTACATTTAGATAGATTAAAAGTTGTAGATAGATGGTATCATAAACCTTGGGTTGGATTTGTAGGTGGAGCAGCAACTACAATACTAATGATTCATGTAATAGATTATTCTTTACCTAAATAATGGCAGATTTAAAGAAAATAATAAGACAAGAATATATAAAATGTGCAAAAGATCCTGTTCATTTTATGAAAAAATACTGCTACATTCAACACCCACAACGAGGTAGAATTCAATTTAGTTTGTATCCATTTCAAGAAAAAGTATTAGGTCTATTTAAAGACAATCCTTACTCAATAATTCTTAAATCAAGACAGTTAGGTATTTCAACATTAACTGCAGGTTATTCTTTATGGATGATGACATTCCATAAAGATAGAAATATACTTTGTATTGCAACTAAACAAGACACAGCTAAAAACATGGTTACAAAGGTAAAATTCATGTATGAAAATTTACCTTCATGGTTAAAAGTTGATGCAATGGAGAATAATAAATTAACATTGCGGCTTAATAATGGATCTCAAATTAAAGCAACATCTGCAAGTAGTGATGCTGGTAGATCAGAAGCAGTATCTCTTCTATTAATTGATGAGGCAGCTTTTATTGATAATATTGGAGAGATTTGGGCTTCAGCTCAACAAACATTAGCAACTGGAGGTGGATGTATTGCTTTAAGTACACCTTATGGTACTGGTAATTGGTTTCATCAAACCTGGACAAGAGCAGAATCACAAGAAAATGAATTTTTACCTATTAAATTACCTTGGTATGTGCACCCAGAACGAAATCAAGAATGGAGAGATAGACAAGATGAATTATTAGGTGATCCTAGGATAGCAGCTCAAGAGTGTGATTGTGATTTTAGTACTTCTGGTGATATAGTGTTTTACTCTGAATGGATTGAATTTCTCCAACAAACTACTATTAAAGATCCAATAGAAAGAAGAGGTGTAGATCAAAATTTATGGATTTGGGAAAATGCAGATTATTCTAGAGAGTATATGGTTGTAGCTGACGTTGCAAGAGGTGATGGAAAAGACTTTTCAGCATGTCATGTAATGGACATTGAGACAAATACTCAAGTAGCAGAATATAAAGGACAATTACCACCTAAAGAATTTGGTTATTTTTTAACTGGGCTAGCTACAGAATTTAATAATGCTATGTTAGTAGTTGAAAATGCTAATATAGGATGGGCTGCTTTAGATGCAATTAGAGAAAGAGGATATAGAAATTTATATCAATCACCAAAATCAGATCAATTAACAGCAGAATCATATTTAAGAGTATATGAAGGCAACTCTGAAATGGTTCCTGGTTTTACAATGTCAATGAGAACAAGACCTCTTTGTATTAATAAATTTAGAGAATTTGTTGGTGATAGATCAGTAACTATTCAATCAAAACGTTTATTAGAAGAGATGAAAGTATTCATTTGGAGAAATGGAAGACCAGAAGCTCAAAGTGGTTATAACGATGACTTGGTTATGTCATTTGGGATTGGTATGTTCCTACGTGATACTTCATTGAAGTTTCAACAACAAAGTTTAGACGGAGCTCGTGCAGCATTAGGTAATATACAAAAATCAAAAACCTCACATAGTGGAGGATATAGTGCTAACAGTGTTCAAAATCCTTATACAATGAAAATAGGAGGAAAGGATGAGGACATTAAATGGCTATTATAACATATTTATAAATAAAACAAAATGGCAGATAAAGGCTTATTTTCACGATTAAAACGATTATTTTCTACAGATGTATTGATACGTAATGTAGGTGGTAATCAATTAAAAGTCATGGATGTTAATCAGATCCAAATGACTGGTGAATTAGAAACAAATTCTTTAGTAGATAGATTTAATAGAGTTTATACAAATTCTCCTAATTCATTATATGGTCAACAACAAAATTTTAACTATCAAACATTAAGACCTTACCTATATTCAGAGTATGATGCAATGGATACAGATGCTATTGTAGCATCAGCATTAGATATTGTAGCAGATGAATCTACTCTTAAAAATGATATGGGAGAAGTTTTACAAATTAGATCTACTGATGAAAATATTCAACAGATATTATATAATTTATTTTATGATGTTTTAAACATTGAATTTAATTTATGGCCTTGGATCCGTAATATGTGTAAATATGGTGATTTCTTCTTAAAATTAGAAATTGCAGAAAAATTTGGTGTATATAATGTTATACCTTATACAGCATACCATATTGAAAGAATTGAAGGGGGAATGGGAATAGACCAAGATGGAAATCCAATTAACCCTACAGAAGTAAAATATAGATTTGATCCAGATGGTATATCAGGAGCCGACTCAGGTTATTTTTCAGTCCCTAACTCAGGGAATCAAGCAAATTCCATTATATTCGATAATTATGAAATGGCACATTTCCGTTTATTAACGGATATGAATTTCTTACCTTATGGTAGAAGTTACATTGAACCAGCTCGTAAGCTATTTAAACAATATGTTTTAATGGAAGATGCTATGTTAATTCATAGAATTGTTCGTGCTCCTGAAAAAAGAATTTATTATATGAATGTTGGAGCTATTCCTCCAAATGAAGTAGATGCGTTTATGGAAAAAACTATTTCTAAACTTAAACGTACTCCATATATGGATGAAAAAACTGGTGAGTATAATTTAAAATATAACATGCAGAATATGCTTGAAGATTTTTACATACCAATCAGAGGAAATGATTCAACAACAAAAATAGATAATTTGGCAGGTTTACAGTGGGATGGAATTGCTGATGTTGAATATTTAAGAGATAAATTATTCGCAGCTCTTAAAGTTCCTAAGGCATTTATGGGTTATGATGAAAATACAGATGGTAAAGCTACATTAGCAGCTCAAGATATTAGATTTGCTAGAACAGTAGAACGT